ACAGGCTGGCGCAGGAGAATCACGTCGCGTCCGGTGCGCTGGCTGCGTCGATCCATACCGAACCTGAGGGTTCGCCTCAGGAACCAGCGTATGCCGTCATCGCGACGGGCTCGGATATCGTGCGCGGACCGATGTGGGAATACGCGGCACCGGTCGAAATGGGCGGGCGGCCGCATCGTCCACCGACCGCCCCGATCGCTGCCTGGGCGGCACTGAAAACGCATCTACCGGAGCGCGAGCTGTACCCGTTCGTGATGGCAGTGGTGAAGAAGATCCAAAGCGAAGGAACACCGGCGACGCAGTTCATGTCACAGGCGATCGAGGATGTGCAGCAGGAGTGGGCAAGTGCGTCGTATGGGTCACTCATCTTGGAGCAGATCGTCGAAGAACTGACGGAGTAGGTCATGGAGATCGCGGCAATTCGGCGTGCGCTCGCCAACGTCTTGCGGACAGTTCCCGAGATCAAGGCTGTCTACGAGTACCCGACGCTGGAGATCGCACGCGAGTGGCCAGCGGTCGCGCTGCGGCCGCTGGAAGTCCGCATCGACCGCGTCGCGCGTGGCCTGTCGACCGCCGAATGGCGTTGGGAGGTGTGGCTCGGAATACCGGTCGACCAGAAGACCAGCGAAGCTGCCTGGCGGTCAGCGCAGAACGTCGTGGACGCGGTAATCGAGCGGCTGGCGACGTGGACAGAGATCGGAGAAGGTTCCGCTGTCGCAGCCGTCACGAGCGCTGGATTCGCGTTCGTCAGCCGCGATGTTGGTCCGGTCGTCGAAGCGCGTGTCGTCGTGACGATCCGCGTACCGATCCGCGTCTAGCCTGCTGGGAAAGGAGTGCCGTGTATGAAGCTTACCCGGACACGGAACAACGAGGCTCTGCCCGAAGACATCACGGCTAGCGCCGAAGAGCGACCTGAGCAACTCAGTACAGAGTCTGAGGCTTCTACTGTGACCGAACCTGGGTCGCAGGATCCGGGCTATAGCGAGACCGCCTGGGCGAACTATACCAACTACCAGTGCACGTTGTGTCCATACAGCACGTTGAGCCGAGAGGCGATCGAGCAACATGTCGCTTGGCACCGCGCCGCACGCCAGGTGAACGACTGGCGACCGCCGACAAGCTGAACAGTTTCCCTAGTCAAATTCCCTAGTCAAAAGCGAAGAAAGGAGGACTGAACGATGGCGCGAACGACGCTGACGCCGATCGTGCTGCCGGGCCCTTGGTCGACGACAGCACAACCCATTACCTTCACGCCTGCCGACACGACCAACAACAACCAGTTCTTGGCTACTGGCCAGGAGATCCTGCTGGTTCGCAACACCGGTGCGTCGGCTGCGAGCTTCACGGTACTGTCGGTTCCGGACAGCCCATATGGCCGCGTCGGTCACCTGACGCACAGCGTGCCGGCGAACGGGATCGTCGTCACGCAGCTCTTCGACCTGGTCGGTTGGGCGAACCCGGACGGCTACATCCACGTGAACGGGGCGAACGGATTGGAGTTTGCTGTCCTACGCATTCAGCGACGCTAGGTGAATGGTGAGAGACTGAGAAAGGAGGAGCCACGATGGCGGTTATCTACCCTGGTATGCATACGGTCATCAAGGTCGGTGACGGTGGGTCGCCGGAGACGTTCACGACGATCGCGCGGGTGACGGACATTTCCGGCCCGACGATCACAGTGAACACGGCGGACGTCACCAACCGCGACTCGCAGGGCTGGACGGACGTCGTCGCTACGACGAAGTCGGCCGGTGAAATCAGCTTCGACATCATCCTGGATCCTGCTGAGCCGACGCATGCCCTGTTGCGCCAGCTGGTCGACACCGGTCAGCTCCGCAACTTCAAGCTCGTCTTGGCTGACGGCGTCACAGCCTGGCAGCTGCGGGGTTATGTGACGAGCTACGAAGTGAACAGTGCGCTCGACGACGCCATGCGCGCGTCGATCACGATCGCCGTCACTGGCCGACCGGACTTTAACGCCACACCGTAAAATAGTTCTTGACGGGATGACCGATCCCCAGGGAAGGCCCAACACCCCCCACCTTCCCTGGGGGAAGGGTCACCCGGATGCGAAGACCGTCGTGCAAGCCGATGCATGGGAGGTTGTTCATGGAGCCGAACGGCACGCAGGTCGTCTTCCTGACCAAGGAGCAGATCCTGGCTGCTGCCGACCTTCCGGAAGAGGTCGTCGATGTTCCCGAGTGGGGAGGCAAAGTCCTAATCCGCGGAATGACTGGAGCGGAACGGGACGCCTTCGAAGAATCGGTCATGGTCACGCGCGGAAACAATCGAGAACTGAACTTGCGGAACTTCCGCGCCAAGCTCGTCGCGCGCTCGATTGTCGACCCTGTCACGAAGGAACGCATGTTCAGTGACAACGAGATCGCCGAACTTGGCAAAAAGTCAGCGCGCGCGCTGCAACGCGTGTTCGAGGCAGCGTTGCGGTTGAATGGAATGACAGCCGAGTCGGTCGAGGAGCTGACGAAAAGCACTGAAGAGGCGTCCTGAAAGACGCTTCTGGTTCAAGCTGGCGCTGGCGCTGGGTATGTCGGTATCTCGTGCCCAGCGCGAGATTTCGGCGCGTGAATTCGCTGAGTGGATGGCCTACGACCGGATCGACCCGATCGGACGCGATCGGGACGACTGGCGTGCTGTCCTGCTGGCGACGATGCTGGCCAACATCTACCGACCGAAGGGTAGGCGGCCTTATCGGCTGAAAGATTTCTGGCCGCGGTGGGATACCACTGATCCAGACGAAGAAGAACTGGCGCACAAGATCAAGGCGGCCATGGGGGCGCTCGCTGCCTACTTCGACCGCTGAAGGCAGAGAAACGCAGGTTTTTCAGGTGTCCCAATCGGGACACCTGAAAAGTTCCCCCGCCACTCGCTTCGATCATTCGAGAAAGGACACAGGCACCGGTGGCGAACACACTGGCAACGCTCAAGGTGCTGATCCAGGCGCAAGCGCAGGGTGTCGAGCAAGCGCTGAGTCGGACACAGGAAGCAATCAAGAGCTTCATGTCCGGTATGGAGGCAACGAGCCGCGTGGCGGCCAGCGCTCAGCGTAGTGCCCAGGCTATGGAGTCTTTTGGCCAGGCGACGCAGCGCGCCGGTTCGGCGGCGCGCACCGCTGCGCCGCAGATTCAGTCGCTGAGCAGTTCGCTACAACAAGTGCAGAAGGCTGCGGCAACCGTCGCCGAAGAAATGGTCGACCTGGGCGGTATCTTCAGCACGATGAGCACGCGCATTGGTCGCGTCATGCTCATTACCTTGGAGTTCGGTGTCGCCTTGAAGGCGTTGCAAGCCGCCGGTACAGCCTTCGCGACGTGGCGCGAATCGGTCTTCGACCTCAACGCGAGCCTGGAACTCTTGCAGATCCGCCTGACGACGCTGTACGGATCGGTTGAAAAGGCGAACCAGGTCTTGTCCTTCCTGGTCAGCCTCGCAGCCAAGTCTCCGTACGGCATTCAGGACCTTGCGAAAGCCCTGAATTATCTCGCTGCTGCTGGTGCACCGGCTGAGGCGCTGCCGCGCATCCTGACAGCGATCGTTAACACGACCGCCGCTTTCGGTGGTTCTGCGGATGTCTTCGAGCGTGTGTCCCTGGCGCTGTTCCAGATGGCACAACGCACCAAAGTGGTCGGCGAAGAGATGCGGCAGTTGACCAACGCCGGTATACCGGCGTGGCAAATCTTGGCCGATACCTTGGGTGTCTCCGTGGCGCAGGCCATGGAAATGGTGGAAAAGCGCCAGGTCGATGCCCAGACGTTCATCGAGGGCCTGGTCGCCTGGTCAGAAAACCGCCTGGGCGACATGAGTGACACCATTATGCGGACGTGGACAGGGGCGATACAGGCCGTCCAAGAAGGTATCCAGTTCTTCCTCGCCCAAGGCTTTCAGCCACTGTTCCAAGCGTTCCGTGATGCACTGGTGGAAATCGGTCAGTTCTTGTCTAGCGACGTCATGTTTTTCGAATGGGCGGCGAAGGTCAATGGAGCCGTGCAGGTCGTCGTAGCTGGCCTTTACGGCTTCGTTGGCGTGCTGCGCGACGTGCTGTACGAAGCAGCGTCGTTTGCGTTATCTCTCGGGCAAGCTATTTACGAAGCGCTGCAGTGGATCAACCCGTTCGCTCGCCACTCGCCGTCGCTGGTCGAAGACGTCGAGAACGGCGTGGACGCAATTATCGATGCGTTCGATAGTCTCGAAAGCGTTCAGGGTGACATCGAAGCGATCCGTCGCCAGATCCGGTTGCTGCAGATCGAGTTGCGCACGCTGGGAATGCAGTTGCGCAACATCGAAATGCAGTTGAGGCGCGAGCGCAAGACCTTGGATGAGTACCGAGATAACTTGCGCCGGGTCACTGATCGCATACGTGAGCTAGAAAGCGCCATCAGGGATCTCGGCCGTGCCAAGCTTGTCGAGGAACTCCCATATCTTGAGCAACTCAAGGAGTACGACCGCGAAATCAAGCGGTTGCGTCTGCAAAAGCTGCGCCTCGAGTTTTCTGGTGCACCTGCCGCATTCATCGACGAACTCGCAACAAAAATCGAGATCTTGAGCAAGCGCGCCGAGATGGTCGATCTGGAGCGCGACCTGAACATCGGTCCGCTCAAGGAACAGCTCGAGGCCGCAGCGGACGCTGCGCTCGGCCTGAACGAAGCGCTGTCGTTCGGTGAGGCGATCAACCGGATTGCTGAACTCGCCAGCGAACTAGCTAACCTACGGAGAGAGCAAGAGTACTGGCAGCGACTCGTCGAGCAACAAGAAGCGGTCGTTTCGGCGCTCGAGGAGCAGGCCGATGCGTTGCGCAATGCGATGGACGAACTACGCAACGCCATTGACGAGCTGCGCAACCAGCTAGCGGAGCTGCAAAACCAGTCTGCACGGACACGTGACGGACTGGAGGGGCTCCGTGTCCCTGCCATCGGCGTAGCTGGTGCGTTCAATATCCTGCGACGTGCTATCGAGGACGTTGCTACGGCACCGTTCGTCGTCGACACCAGCGGATTGGACGACCTAGCAAGGCGGTCAGCGTATGCCGAAGAAGTCTTGCGCCGCGCG